CCCATGCCAAGAAGTCTAAGAACTCAGGTTGCTTGTCTGGGTGAAAGGTTTGTGCCAATTTCTTGACACCATAATCATCACCATATTGAATCAATGTGCGCCATACTAACCATAATGCTTCTTTTAAACCTTCTGCGCTATTACGAACAGTATTGTCTTGGATGATTTGATTAGGACTTAGTGCCAATTGTAATTTGATGCCACTATTACCAGCAGCCATGACTTCAGGATTGAATACATCTGTTGGTGTAGTCATACCTACCATAGCCATAGTATCTTGCTGGATACGATTCATAGCAACTTCCAAGAACTGTAAATTTCCACTTGGAGGAGGCAATTGGTAAATGTCCTTTTGTGGGTCAAACTTACTATCTAAAATAAAGATAGCAGCCTCTCCATCTTGTAACATCTCAAAGTCTAATCTATCAGGCTTCACACCGATTCGTGGTGTAGCAGTTAACAGTCCTAATTGTATCTCGGCACGGGCGGCACTTGTGTTGTATTCTTGCATAGGTATTACTGATTCAGCAATACTCATACCATAGAAGTTGCCTGGCAAGGGCTTGGGACACATGTTAGCGACTGGGATAAACTCTACTTCTCTAGCACTAATGATGTAACTACCACTATAGATTAATTCTACTAGTTCTAGTTCACCATCACCATCAATGTCATATTTGTTCCAAACAGTAACAATTGATATTTGACGACTATCTGGGTCTGCGCTACTTGCGCTACTGACAGGAATACCCATGATAGGTACACTATCTCTTGCGTGGATGGCTAAGTTGTTTAATACTGAACCTGCTTGATATGCACCGTTCATATTATATTCTGCAAATTGTTCAAACTCTTCTAAGTTGATTCCAGGATATAATTCAACAGCCTCTTGGATAGTCATAGGGTCGTAGTAGCCACAGAATGGTTGGTCACGCATTTCTGGTACAGTAGGATCGCAGATCCAAAAGTGTTGTGCGATTGGATGAAATTTGATGTTTAAATTAAAGCCAGTTAGTTTGTATTTTGCAGTATAGATTGTATTGCGATTGATAGCATCATCTAATATTTGTTGTTCTGTCATAGCAGATTCCATAGCAAAGTTTGCCATGTTCATTGCCATATTTTGAGGTTCTGCTTCTTCTGGTGCTTCTTGTAATCTTTGCAGATAATCATCTATCATTGTTTGAGCCATCAATTGCTTTTCAGGTCCTAACAATGTTGATACTTCTGCCATGACATTTTCCATGTCAACATTTGTTTTTCTTTTGCTTTGGCGATTTGCTGACAAGCCGCTATTTTGTGCTTGTGCTTCAAATGCTAGTAATTGGTCGTTTGTGCCTTGTATCTCTACATAGCGTGTGATTTGCTCACGAACGGGCTTAATCATCATCATGCCGTTTTTGTGCATTGCCGCATCCATGATCCAGCGTTCTAAGATAAAGTGTGGGTCATTCATTTGGTTAACAACTTTGCTAACCATATCAGTTGCTTGTCTTGCCGCACTTTCATCATCTTCACCATCGCTAACGAACTCAAAGTTGATTTCGCCATTTGGCATCAATCCTTTAGCGATAACTGCTGTAGCATAGTCAACTACAGGTTTTACGCTAGGGTGGATATAGTCAATACCATTTACGGGTGCAGTACTGTCAGTAACAGCAAGACAAAGATAATGGTAATCGCTTGCTCTATTAACAGCATTTTTCGTGCCCAAATAGCGTAGATAGGATGCCATTTTGACATCCATGAGATTTTTCATTCGCACAAAACGAGCATTAATGCCCTTGTTTTGATTGATGTTTTGAATAGGTATATTTTTAATGTCTAACATAACTCGCTGGCCCTTATTATATATTTATTGTCGGAAAAATTACTTATTTCCCGGCTGTTTATCATTAGGCTCAGGCTTTTTCTTCTTTCCAAATATCTGTTCCCAATTGTCATCAAATTGCTTCATAGGAACATCAAATGGTCTAGGGTTTGATCCTTTTCCCATGTTTTCTCCTTAATTAGGTAGTATAATTCTTGGTTTATTTAACTCATCATTAAGATTACATGCTTGACATTCATGGTCTTCACTATCATCCATTTCATAGATAGTATGTGGTATCTCATGTTGCATCATCATAATCTCAAACGCTTGTGCGTGTCTTTCACACATGATAGTTGGACTTTTGTTCGCTACCATTGTAAAATACATAGGTTCAATTGTATCATCAGTTTGTTGCATATGTTTTCTTCCATGCAGGTTTATTGCTCTCGTCAGGCTTGATATATCTATCTCTTTGCGCCATCATTCTTTGACGACTACTGCGATTGTCCCAAGGTTCAGCGATATCTTGCAAACAAGCAAGAATACCATAACGACAACTATCAATGCAATCGTCTGGATCGCTAAAACGACCCTGTGGATCAACATAGTAGTTTTGTGCTTCACTTAAGAATTGTGTGCAGTTTTCGTTAATCATCAATGTGCCCACTTCTAACATCTGACGCATTTGGTTGATACCATAACTCTTGTGATTAGTCACACGACCTTGACTGTCAGGAGGATTCATTATGGGCTTTTCATAAACATTTAATTCGTATTGTTCAAATAACTCACGGATACTACTAGACGACATTGTATAGCGTCCACTTGTATTTGCATCTGCTGGTAATACAATGGGCGTTCCGAACACTTCAGGTCTGAGTAAATGGTTGATGTATTGAGTTGGGACAGCCTCTTCAATCCCTTGTACCACGATTTGCCTGTGAAGATATGCTGTTCTTTCATATGGTTCCCAATATATTAAACTGATAACTGTTTTATCATTTACTAGACCTAAGTCTAGGCTAATCACACGATGTATAGTTTTAATGTTATTAAAGTCTATATCACCAGTCTTATATGTAGGCCAGTTCTTTATCTGGAACACAGCGCCCTTACCCATGACAGGTTTACCTGCGATACGAGCCTCACGCTCATGTGGTAAGTAATCACGCTCTAATTGTCTGCGTGTTTCATTTAATAGAAATGGCATGCCCCACGGATCATATTCGGGAACATCATCCCAACTCACACGAATATATTCATATCCAGTTTCACGATTCCAAAACTTACTTACAAGACCATTCAGTCCTTTTAATGGCGTGAATGAGCAAAGAACTTTACCTTGAGTTGTCGCAGTACGAGTAACGATTTCTGAAAAGAAATCATCTGGTGGCTGCTCGTCAAACACTGCCAGATTAAGTTTGAAACCTTGGAGTTGTCTGACTTCTTGAGTATAGTTAGCAAATAATAGATAACTCTTACCACCTGACTTGTGCTTGATTTCAACACCGATACAGTTAGCACCATCATTACGCATAGTATCAATAATAATACAATCACGAGGTATAGCACCGGTGCCAAGATTTTCTGTGAGTTTAACATCTTGTGTGCCTAACAATTCATTTTGCAATACTAATGCTACTTGGCTCCATCCTTCACCTGCGACCATTGCTGTGATTGCGCCTTCAAAACGATGGCCCGTCCACCAATCAGGATACAATCCTGTGAGATGGTAGGCAGTCTCAAAACATGTACTAACGGTCTTTCCGATTCGGTTAGCCGCAAGAATACCTCTGCGTTCTGAAGTTCCAGTTTCAAAGAATCTAAGTTGATGTTCAAAGGGACGAAAGTATTTCAGTTGATTATAACGCATGTCATCAGCAATGTTTATTGCCAAATCTTGCAATTGATTTTTTAATGGACCTGGTATAGTCTTTAATGCGTCAATAGTTAGTTGGTTATTGTCAACAACATAGCGTAACGCCCTATTCATTAATATGTCTGGGGATAACATCTGTTTTAAGACCTTCTCTTATAAGATAGATTTTATAAACTGCGTCACTTAGTTCATATAATTCATTAGGCGTTAGTTTCCATGTAGTAACATCATCTAACACTACATTATCACGCTTATCTAATCCGTTCTGTAATCGTTCGGTTAGTAAGCGTAATATGTGTTCAACTTGACCAGGAAACTTTTCGCTAAAAGCAATACGATGGCTAGCATTAATCTTTTGCAAGATTATAGTGTCGTTATATCGTGCGGCTTCAGTAGCCCTTTTAATTTCTTGGTCTCTGTCGTTCATTTTGTCAAGTCCCATGGATTATTTGCTACAGTTTCATTCAATGTAACGAATTCACGGTCTACCCATACATCCCACTGATTTGATTTGTTGACACGGTATGTCTGCATGGTAGCACGAAGTCTTTTACCGATAGGAGTCAAACTTCCATCTTCACGCTGTACGACTTGCTCACCACTACGAGGATCAAACCATTTGATGACTTCTGGACGAGTGCGACCAAACTTATCAATCTTTTCACCAACAGGTCGTTGACTCAATGGACCAAGAATCTCATAACTAATCATACCATTTTTGTATTTTCTAAACAACATATGGCACTTCATGTCTTTTGCTCTTGCTTCCTCATCTGGATGTGGGAAAGTAGGAACATAGAAAATGTTTTGTACATCTTCTCTAGGTGGCAAAATAGTACTACGAGCCGGTACTTCTTTGATTGGATCAACAGGGACTAATTCAGTTCTATCAATATATGGATTATCTTCGCCTACAAATTTACCTTCAACTTGTACGCCATTTAATACATCCATAGCAACTTGATACTTGAGTTTGTTAGCACGACCTTTTAGGTTCAATACTACACCTGTTTGGTCGTATACAAAACGCTCAAGGTCTGTAGCCGTAGGAAAGTCAGTCATTAAGCCCTCAATATCAAATTCAGGGTGTGTTAATGCTGATGTTTCTGTTTCTTGTTTCTTAGATTTTGATTTAGACTTTTTGACTTCTTCTACTAAATCAGGAATGGGTTCAACTGCATTTTCTACAATATCATTGTCCCATGGAGATGGTTCTACTTTTGTATTTTTTCTATTCATTTCTTTTTTCCTTTCAAATAGGCAAGATATAACTTGCCTTGTATTTATCTACGCCCAACTGGCATAGGCATTCTTCTTGGTATCATTGGCTTAACTGGTTGTCTAACAGGTTGTCTACCTACTGGAGCAGGCATCCTCATAGGTTGTACAGGTCGCATAGGTGTTGGTGCTGGCCTAGGCGGAGATATTAATGTTGGAGGAGGCACCATCT